ATAGCCGCCTGACTGCGCGCATTCGAAGTTCAGGCCACTGCCCACCGCCCCGGGTTGCAACCGCAGCGCCGGGGTGACCTGATCGAGCCCGCCGGGGAACGCAACGCCGGTTGAGCTTGTTCCACCCCCCAACGGCGTGACGCTGTATTTCACCTGCGGCATGGTGGCGCGGTTGCTCATGCCAAGGACGACCCCCATGTCATATCCGGCAGTCGCCCTTTTTCAAGCTGCCGCATGGTCGACTGCCATTCGACGGTCGCGCGCTGGATCACATCGGATGCGGCTTCGTAGTATCCGTATTTTTTCATGGCCCCGTAGACCACGAGATTGTGAAACCGGGTCGGCAGGCCAACCGGCAGGTCGGTGTCGTTGACCATCACCCCCGGCGCCATGATGTAATCGCCCGTGATGGTGTAGAGCCCGTTCGACGGTGGCCCGATGTTCAAGGACTGGTCTGGGCCAACAGCGAACACAACCGGCCGCGTCTGCACCTGGCGCTGGGCGCCGAGCATGTAGGAGTCGCGCCACGCATCGAACGGCAGCGGTTCGAGGAAGATTTCATCCAGCGTGCCGCCAGCGTTGGCCGCCGTGTAGCACCGGAACGTGTCCTGGCACCACATGCCGAAGCTGTCCACGGCCACGCCCACCTGCCCCGCACCGGTGCCGAGCGGGATGTTGTATTGCGCAGCGGCGGGCGTGATGGAGATGCCAGAACCCAGGATGTTGGAGGCGCGCATCCAGATCCAGTCGTCATGCGCGCACTGAATATCATTCCAGGAATCGCCCACCCATGACACGATGCGGGCCACGCTTCCCACCTGACCCGCTGTCGTCGTGATGGTCCCAGAGACGCCGCATTCACTGGCGGCGCGCTGGCATAGGGCGAGGAAGTTCATCTTCCTGGCCTACCGTCAGAGGTTCCGGCGCCGGATTTCCTGCATCCAACTCACACCGCGGGGGTTTTTGTCCTCCAGGATCGAGAACGCATGAACTGCGCTGGTGTAACGCTGCACCTTGTTGTCCGGGTGTTCGCTGTCCGGATTTTTGATCTCGGTGTGCACGGTGTCGATCTTGGCGCGGACGATCACCTCCAGCACCTTGCGCTTGATGGTGATCTCAATGCCGGTCGGCAGCCAGCCGACTTCGATCCACCGGCCGTTCTGAAGAACCTCGGCGCCTTTTCCGTTCACCCAGACCGGGAAAACAGCGACGGCGTTTTTCTCCGAAGACGGCTCAAGCCGGATCCGCACCGGCTCTTCCATGAATGCAAGCTCGTCCGAATAGTCTTTATCGATCACCCGTTCTGCAAGGATGATGTCGCCGTCGTAGTTGGCAGGATCAACCGCCCGCCGCTGTTCGATTTTGATATCATCCGAGTGCACCTCCCGCGCCGGCCCGCGTGGAGTGTGCGACTCGTTGGTAATAGGTTCGCGAGCCATAGGCTTTTTCTCCGTCTGAGTTTCGGTGCGCCACCAGGCGCGGGGGCGGTCGGTCACATTTTTAGCTGACCTGCGGACGGTCCGGGATGCCGCACACGTCGTCGAACGTGTAGGTGATGCCGGTGACGCTCGACATGTTGTTGGTGCCGAACGTCCAGCCGGTCGTGTTGTTGGCAGTCGAGCCAGCCTGCACCACCAGATAGCCGATCGGGCAGAAGTCATTGCCACCACCGGCACCGGGGACGGAACCAGCCGGGCCAAGGCCGCCAAATTCCGGCGGGTTCAGGAAGGCGCCCGGAACGGTGATGGTATCGAGCGGAACCACCTGCCCCTGAATGGCCTTCAGTGCGCCGGCGGCGTTGAAGCCGATCAGGAACACGCTGCCCTGGTTGGCGAGGATCGGCAGGAACCCCTTGCCGGTCGAATAATCGGCGGTCGGGGTCGCGGTGTTGGACAGCGCGGTCACCGAGTACATCTTCCCCCGGATCGAGATGATGTTGGCCGTGGCGCCGCCGGCGAGGGCCTGTGTGAGCGTGGTCGTGGTGCCGGCGGCCAGTCCCGCCTTGGTCAGCGCGGCGGTGATTGGGGCGAATGCTTGAGAGTCCATTGTCGTGTGCCTTTCGAATCAGGTTTGGGTCAGCCGGTGAGGGCGGTGGGGTCGAACCCGGCAAGCGGGCTGACATAGACGGTTGTGGCGGTCGACAGGACCGTTGTTCCGCCAGTGAACGCCGAGGCGTAGGTGATGATCAGGAACCCCACCAGTGCTTTGTTGAACGGCGGCTCAGGGAACTTCACGGCGCCAAGCGTTGCGCCCTGAGTGCCCGTCAGCATCGTCACCGTGCCAGCACCGTCCACGTAGAAGCAGGCCACGTTGAAGTTGCCGGCCGAGAAGTTGCAGCCGGTCAACGCCGGCATGTTGGTGCCGGCGGCGATCTTGACCAACGAACCGGCAACCGAGGCGTAGAAATCCGCCGCGCCGATCTTCGCCAGGGTTGTGGTGGCCGATATCACCAGCCCGGCCGAGGTCAGCGGCTGGGACGAAAGGCGGTCGATCGTCGGGAGAAAAATCTTCCGCAGACTCCAACGCACCTTCTGGGGAACAACCCCTTCGAGGAAGCGCGTCATGGTGTCGATCATGGGATAGCTCCATTCGTTGGGGGACCGCTGTCAAGCGATCCCCTCGGTTACATCAGTGCTTAGACGAGCACCCTGGAGCCGACGAACCCGACGGCCATCCAGCCTTGATTCTCGATCATCACCGCTTTCCACCAAATGGTGCCGGCATAGCCGCGCTGGCCCATCGGATCGGACTTCGACTTTTCACCGGGCGGCAGGAAGGTCGGATCGAGGCTGTCCTTGCCGCGCACCGCAACCTGGCCCCAGGCGTCCTGCGCCGTCACGATGAACGGGTACACGTCGAGGTTGGTGCCCGTGGTCGAATACAGCCCGGTGGCACCGATGGCCGCGCCACCATCCTGGATGGACGGCAGGTCAGGCGTGGTGATGAAGCGGAAGCGCTCGCATTTGCCGATCTCGCCCGGAAGCGGGGTGCCGCTGGCGTAGGCTTGTACAGGGGTGAAGTTTGGCAGGTCGAGGATATCGGGCTCGAGATCGGTGTGGCAATACACCGTGTAGCCCTCGGCCACGGCTTCGGTGCCGTAGTTCGGGCCGGCCTTCAGCACCTTGTTCACCGGCCGGCCGTGGTTGGCCTGCAGGTTCTTGGCAATCTTGCGGATCATGCCCAGGGTGAGCGCGCCGGCGACAGTTCCGACCGAAGTGCCAGCACCGCCGTAATAGGCGTTCGTGCAGGCACGGAGCGCACCGTAGATGATCATTTCGTTGACGAAGGTGACGCGCTCGCCGACCTGCTCGATCATCGCTTTGGGGATGTCGTCTTCATACAGGTCGTAGGTCTTGTCGGTGAACCCGTAGAGGCAGCCGTACTGCTGCATGACCACCGTGATGTCGAACGGCACGATGCTGTCGGGCGACGGCGTGACGCCTTCCTGGATCTGGTGGGCCTGCACGATGACGTTGCCGCGGTCGCCAGTGCCGTTGGCAAAGAACTGGTTCTGCGTGGAGCCGTTCGTGGCGGTCGCGCCGTAGGGCAGCCAGCGGCGGGCCACGTAGGTGTCGGACTGATTCTTCGGCATCGGGATCTGCCGGCCGGTGCGGCCGAGCACTTCCATCGGCACCGCATGAGACAGGATCTGGCCCTTGAACTTATTGATCCGGCCCGGAGTCATCGTAAAGTTTTGCGTCGCCATGACGGCTACTCCATCTGTGGGAAGCGGCGCTGGTCAGCGCTGCGATCCGGTTGGGTTTAACCGGCCTTGAAGCCGGCCTCGAAATCGTCTTCTTCAGTGCGCGTTGGGGCTGGTCGGCCACCATCGCCCTTCGGTGTCACAGCGGCTTGGATGCGGGCCTGGCGAAGCTGATCTTTCAGATTCGGGGCCGGCGCTGGTGCCTTGGCTTCTGCCTGGAAAGCGGTGATCGCGCGGGACAGGACAGCGGCGGAATTCGTGCCGTTGAGCTTCGCCTGATACGCGGCCGGCTTGGTCAGGAGCCATTTCCGAAACGCATTGTTCGCGTCCGGCTGCTGCTTGGAAATGTCTACGGCGCCCACGATGGCGCGCCAGTCTGGATGAACGTCCTCGAGCGCTTCGGTCTCAAGCTGGATGACACGCTCGGTGACGAGGGCCTTCATCCGCTCGGGGTCGATCTCGGCACTCGCCGGCGCTGTGCCGGTGATGCCACGCAAGGTCGCTTCCAATGCCGCACGGCTGTGTTGTGCAAGCTCCGGGAAATCCTTCTCCATCGCGGCGAAGGCATCCTTGGGAATCTCGACTTTCAGGCCGCGCGGGGTCGCAGACTTCAGTCCATCCACGATCTGCTGAAGGTTGCCGATCGTGCCGAACGCCTTGGACATCTGCTGCTCAACTGTTGCCGTCTTGGCGGCGGCGGCGTTGAGGGCTGCAAATTGTTCCTCGGTGATTTGTATATATTTCGGCGCCGGGATTTTCGCAACAGTTTCTGCAACCGCAACGGGCGTCGGCTTGGCAACCGGATCGACAACATCGGGGAGCTTGGTCTTGCGCCCCGTCTCCATCTCAACGCCGGAATCGAAAGCGGCCTGGGCTTCCAGTTCCTCGGCATGGATCTCGGCGTCGGTGCGGGTTTCAGACATGCACGCCTCCATAAAGCCGCAGGACGCGACGCCCTCGGCTATCGTCTTGAACGGATCTCCAGTCATCGACAGCCTTGGCGTGCTCTGCATCAGAGCAGCGATATGTCACGTCGCAGTCAGAGAGACGGGCCATGCAGTTCGGCCATCCAGCTGGGGCGATGTCATTGCCCTCGGCCCATGCCACCAGCCAAGTTTCCTCGGATGGCCGGTGCAGGACTTTATCGCCGCAGCGTGGAATCGTGATGTCCATCAGCGTTTATCCTGCTGGCTGACCACTGGAAGATCGGCGTCCAGGGCGATGATTGATTTGAGGCACGCGATGATGCCGCGCTGGGCGGCCGTGTCGATGGCGGTCAACATCCGGTCATCATTGCGCATCCGTGCGCGGCTGAGCCGGTCCTGAAGTTCTGCCTTCAACCGCAACCAAAGCGGGTGGGACTTCTCACCTTCGGTCAGACGAAATTCGGTCATGATGCGGGGTCCATATCGTCGTCGGTCACATAACCCAGCTTCCGCATCACGCGATCCTCGGCCTTCACCGCAGCGCCCATCGCCTCGATCTCAGAAGCAGCAACCCGGAAAAGTCGGGCCAGCGGAAGGTTAGGATCTTCGGTATCCCAACCAAGGCTGAATGACGGACGCCAGGGTTCTTTGTCGTCGCGCCAGAAAAATACGCCGACGAAGGCCGATGGACGCTCGGGGTCCTGAAGCACGCTGGAAATCAATTCTCGCGCTCGGGCGATAATCTTTCCGTGCGGCTCGCGATACAGAACGCGCACATCGGCGCCGCCGTTCTTCATGGTGACACGGCCGATGCGGACGCGGGCGGTGTTCATGCCGGTAATCCTTGCATGTGGCGAACGGTGGCGATTAGTG